ACTGGCTATAAGGTAACTGCTCCAGAAGGATTTGTTGCTATTGGGCATGATGGTGGTGCTGTTAAACTGGTAGACAGAATAGAGTTCAGTAGAGAGAACTTTGCCGCTACCAAAACTTGGAAGAAAACCTAACGTAATCGACCAAATTTTTATTCCGGCATAAATAATTACATGCGCTAACACGCAGAATTTTTTAAAGGAATATTAAAATGGCAGTATTTACACGCACAAATGGTGATCTAAACGGCGTAAACCACGTTGACATCACACCAACCGCTAACAACTCTATCGTTGCTACAGGTATTGGTAAAGCCCCACAATTCTTCGGAATTACTTCTAACATCACAACAACCTCTTACAACTGGGTTAACCAGTTAGGTACAGGTTACGGTGCTGAAGCAGTTATGCAAGTTATCGGTACTAAAGCAACAGTTCTAGCTTACGAACCATCAGCCGCTCTATTGAGCGTTATGATCGAAGCCAGCGACTGGAATGCTACAGACCTACAAGCTAACTTACGTGCTCTAGGCACATCAGTTGGCGCAGACAACCTAAACTATTCTGGTTTGAGTGTAACTGACGTTGGTATGAAACTAGCAACATCTTAATTCTTAAATGAATTAAACAAACAAAGGCACTTTTACAGTGCCTTTTTTGTTGCCTATAAATATCTGCATGCGAACAATATTGTGTGCCACACTGATAGACATAACAGATACAGGTATTATACGTGGCGAAAGTGTAGAGCGTGATCAACAACGTAACTGGCAAACAGTATTACAAGTATTGAGTTTAAAAACACAGCCAGAAATTGTACATCCACCAGGCAAGATTGAAGAAGAAGTAGAAAGATTTTTCTTTGGCGATGACTTTCACGGCAAACATAACATATGGGTGTTTGCTTTTCGATCAGCTAACGTCGGAGGCAGATACTCTATAGAAGAATTAACAGATGATTTTGACCAAGTACCCATTATATTAGGATTAAAGGAAACTGCAAGAATGATGTTGCCACTGTTCTTTACTAGAGGCACAATGAAAAACATATACTTTGTTGAACAGCGGTAATAGATAAATATATTTGATGCTACGGCACCAACAGGCACTCTTTATGGCATATACAGGCACAACAAAAAACGCATCGTAACGATAATACGCGATAATACGAGAATGAATAACTATGTCATCAACAGAAATAGAAAAAGAGAACCTGGAGGCGCACGTGGAACTATGCGCTGAAAGGTACAAAGCCTTGGACAATAAACTCACCCATATGGAGCGGAGGTTAGATAATGTCGAGGAACACGTTGTTGCTATCCGTGATGCTATTAATAAAAGCACGGGTGGTATTAATAAACAGACTATTAATATGTTGGCAGGCATAACAGGCATTTTGCTAACTGCCATTCTCGGTATATTAATACACATAGCGACCAAATAACGTGAAAATCGTAGAAGTAACTTCCAATCTCACAGTTAGTATTACTAACGAAGAAGCAGATTTATACAACAGGTTTGATGAAGAGACACCTGTGATGGCTAAACACGAACTCAATGATAGAGAACGACTGATTGCAAATCAGTTAGTGAACAAAGACTTACTTTTAAGAAAAAATCAAGATGGCCAAATCGTTTACAAAAAAAGAAAAAACACTAGCGGGTAAATTACTAGTAGACGTGGCTTTGCGCCGCGCCGAAGTATGGTTACGTGACGAATTTGAACAAATCCGTAACAATACTAAGCACCCTGTAATAGCACCTAACCCCAATAATAAAGATAAAAATAGTTGGATCATTGGCAGATTTAATCTTGACCGGCTAAATGAAAACAAATGGCATGTATATAACGGGGACAGAATTGACTGTATTTTTTATAATAAAAAAGCCGCAATTCTATACGCAATTTTAACACAACAGCAACAGTACAATAGTGCAGATACAATTGCAAAAATAGATCAACAAGTAGCCAAGCATAAAGAAGAATTAACATTTTTTAGTAACAGAATGCTAAACAAAAAGACGTCATCTTTTAACCTGGATCTGTACGAAATTAGATATATAGACAGTAAAATCAAATATACACATGCCCGAGAAGAATTAGAAAAAACTTTAAACCATGCTAAATATATTAAAGTTTGGGAACAACTATTATGAATTTAAAAGAACTAGCAACTAAATCTACTAAAAAGTTAAACAAAGTAATGGAAAGTAGATTCGGCTTCCAGATCGACTATGATAACTTGTCTTATGCTAAAGCACAACGTTTAAGTATAGGCCTAGGCGAACAATTAAACAAAATTCGTCAAAGTTATGGTGCGCACACCGCAGAGCAAAATCCGAAATATATGGAAATGCTTATGGTTCAAGAAGGTGTTAACACCTGGTTAGCAGAGCACGAGCCACTGATGGAAGGTGAGTTGGAAACTGCTGAAGTAGTATTAGCAGCCAAAGATATGCAAGATAGCGTACAAGCAATGGTTGAAGATGCCAGCAAGATGCTTAATGAGCAATTGCCCCCATTGTTAGATACCATCCGTGATCAAGTTGGTACTGCACAAGCAGACCAATTTAAAAACTCTGTTGCATCCGCATTGCAAGGTCTATTAGATACTTTAAATAGTACTCGCGACCAATTAGACCAGGCGGCCCGCGGACTAGCCGGCGAGCAAGTTGCTGAACCTATGGCAATGGGTGGAGACGATTTGGGTGCTGAATTGCCCGAACCTGAAATCAGTGACTTAGACAGTGGCGATGAATTCGCAGCCGCTGATGCAGCCGTAGGTGGCGATGAAGATCAGGGCAGAGAGCGCCGCTAATGCGATTTTTAGAATTTGCAGAAGACACTAGCAGTGACGACGAACATGCAAAAGTCGTCACTGCTTTGAGCCTTATTCAAGATCATATTCGTAAAAACGATTTATCACCCGCAGAAGTTTCTACCCAAACTGTATTAAGATTTATTCACAATACAGGATTGCAGGGATTTAGTTATGAAAATTTGGTAAGTACCAATTCTGCAGAACCTGCAATGAAAAACATTGTAAAAAATATCACCAAAGATAAAGTTACATTTAATACGGGCAACAGTTCTTCCATATCGAATTCGGATGAATTGAAAACCGCTGTAAATAATCCAGAACAAACTGTTTCTAATATGGCTAAATCTGCCATGTTACGTAGACAAGACTAATTAACTCCTGTATACTATAGTAAATACACTAGTATAACTACTAGGGAAAAATTATGGCATATTCAAATAAAGTTTTAGATCATTATGAAAATCCACGCAATGTGGGAAGTTTCAGTAAAGATGATCAGGGTATCGGGACTGGAATGGTCGGAGCTCCGGCATGCGGCGATGTGATGAAGTTACAAATTAAAGTCGAAGATGGAGTAATTACAGATGCAAGATTCAAAACATACGGATGTGGAAGTGCGATTGCATCGAGTAGTCTTGTTACCGAATGGGTCAAAGGCAGAACTCTCGACCAAGCCGCAAGTATCAAAAACTCAGAAATTGCCGAAGAGCTGGCTCTCCCGCCTGTTAAAATACATTGTAGTATTTTGGCAGAGGATGCTATCAAGGCAGCAGTAGAAGATTATAAAACAAAAAATCAATGAAAATAAAATTTTGTTCACACGGCTATACTGTCAGTAATTATTATACCACATTAAACCCTTCGTGGATTTTTTTAAAAACCTGGTACGATTTGCACGGGCTGAATAAAAACGTAACTTGGCTAAAATCTGAAATTTTAGTGTTTGATGATCCTGAGACAATTGTAAAGAATATTATTAAAGAAGCTCCCGACGTTTTGGGATTAGGTGTATACATTTGGAATGAAACTTTACAAATGTACATCGCAAAAAAGGTAAAACAAGCTCTACCTAACACAGTTATTGTAATGGGCGGCCCGCAGTTAGCAGTACATCGTAATGATGTAGATCCTGAAGAATTACAAGATGATTTTTTTATTAAACATCCTTACATAGATTATTCTGTATACGGTGATGGCGAAAAACCTTTTCAACAAATTATAGATTATGTTTCTGGGTATATTAAAAACAAAGATGAATTTGTAAACATTGTCGAAAACAATAATGGCAAAAGAAAAATTTATCCGTTCGAAGTTTTAACAGACGAGCTTTATTTGTCTACAAGTCCTTATGTTAATAATAAAGAGTTAATTAAACAGCAAATTGAATTTATAACATCAAAAGGAGTTCCAAAAGACAATCAGATTTGGGCCATGGAGTTTGCAAGGGGATGCATGTATAGTTGCAGTTTTTGTGACTGGAGTCAGAACTTAACTAAAAAAATAGCTCGTAGAACTCATGACTGGCGTAAAGACTTAGAATTATGGAGAGAATTTGATGTAGCGATCAGAGAAACTGATGCCAATTTTGGACAATGGAAAGAGGATATTGAAATATACGACTACGCATTACAACTTAGCAAAGATGCGACGTATTTTAAATTTCCGGTTTCTAATACATCAAAACTTAAAAAAGATGCAACTGCATACATACAAATTAACAACAGCATACATTATAACGATCCAGTGAAAATTAGTTTTCAGGACACAGATGAGAATGTTCTATCTGCAATTAATAGACCATCAGTGTCGTGGGCAAAAATAGTCGAAACTGTTGAAAGAATGGAACGAGAACTACCTGACGAAAAATTTGCAGAAGTAACGGCTGAATTAATATTAGGATTGCCTGGGCAAACGTTTGACGGTTTCGTAAATAATTTTTCAAAATTGTTTGAAATTAAAATTTCAAACTTCAATGTGCATACGTGGTGGTATTTGCCAAATGCACCAGCGACTGATCCAATGTATAAAAAACTATGGGGTGTTAAATTAAAAAAGCAGTATAGTGTGTTAACCAATCATGCTTCGCCTGAGCATTATGTAAAAGTAGAAAGTCTTGACCAACTATACGAAGGTATCGCAGAAACCGAAGAACAATATGTTTATAAATTTTTAGGTGTTCCTACTATATTCCAAACGAAAGATATGAGTTTTGTTGATATGATGGCTTCTAGGTTGGTACTTAGTTATTATAACACGTATAAACTAAAACAACCTCTTCTTTTTAAACGTATGAACACAGAAAAGTTTAATAATATGTTAGAAATATTTAAAAAACGAGCCCAAAAGGAAGCGAAAAGTCAATGGGAACTGCATGAACCGTTAGTAGAAAAATATGGTTTTGTTGTTTGGGGTTCTTATGACATGCATAATAAAATTTTACACGGTGATTTTTAATGATCACAGTAACTACTACCGCCGCGCAAAAAATTAAACGTGCTCTTGAAAAAAGAGGGCAAGGTATAGGAATTCGTGTAGGTGTTAGAACTACCGGTTGCAGTGGACTTGCTTATGTGTTAGAATATGTTGACAATTCTAACTCTGCGGAAGATATTACTATTATCGACAACGGTGTTACAATTGTGGTTAGTCGTAGACATGAACCGTATCTACAGAATATGATTATAGATTATGTGCGTAATGGATTAAATGAAGGATTTGAATTTACCAATCCCAATGAACGTGACCGTTGCGGATGCGGAGAAAGTTTCCGTGTATGACAAAACCGTGGACAAGGCAAGATACTCAATGTTGGATAGATCAGCTTGAAAACAGAATAGAAGATATCAAATTTTATGTAGACCATACACTTCATTGGTGCGACGATCACTACGTGACTGATGAGCATCCGTTAACAGCCTGTTTGATTGTAACCATATTATGGGTCTGCATGATGCGACAGGAAACTATTAGTCGTAGAGAAGTTATGGAATTATTAAGTATCAGGCATTGGGATGAAATGGAAGATTTTGAATACATGTTGGATGATCGATTCAGCGACATGGAACTCGACGACGTACTAGAAGAAGTATTGGAAAAATTTAGTGATTACGAATAAATTCAATTATAAATCCATTAGCAGAGAAACTGTGGATGGTAAAAGGCATTACTGTTTGCCCGACGGAAGTAAAGTTCCATCAGTTACTACTATTTTAGATAAGACTAAACCTTTAGAAAAAAAGATAGCTCTTGCTAATTGGAAAAAACGAGTAGGTGAAGTCAAAGCACAGGAAATTGTTACTGAAGCCGCGGGCAGAGGTACTCGCATGCACAAATATCTTGAAGATTATGTAAACCATGATGTACTAAGCGAAGCAGGCACTAATCCGTTTAGTCAACAGAGTAGACGTATGGCAGAAAACATTGTAGCTCGGGGACTGTGTAATGTTACAGAATTTTGGGGTACAGAAGTTCCTTTATACTATAGCGGACTTTATGCAGGCACTACTGATTGTTTGGGCGTTTGGTGCGAAAAACCTGCAATTTTAGACTTCAAACAAACAAATAAACCCAAGAAACGTGAGTGGATTGACGATTATTTTTTACAGTTAGCCGCATATGCCCTGGCGCATAATAACACACACGGAACTGACATTCGCACAGGTGTTATTCTAATGTGTAGTGCTGATAACGAATATCAAGAGTTTGTCTTAGACGAATCAGAGTTTGATTATTGGTCAGGAAAATGGTTCGATAGAGTAGAGCAGTATTATCGAGAAAACTAAATACACTATAGGAATATTAGAACAACATGGCTATAGTACAAATTTCTCAAATTAAAAATCGCCGCGGAACAAGCGAGAATCTACCGCAATTGGCGTCAGCTGAGTTAGGTTGGGCAGTCGACTCTCAAAAACTGTATATCGGTAATGGTACATTAGACGAAGGCGCACCTGAAATTGGTAATACCGAGATTTTAACCCAACACAGTACTATTGCAGGAGTTACTAAGTATACTCAATCTATTTCCAATGATTCTACCGCTAACATATCAGACTTACAATTTACCAGTGCAGATCCCAGCGTAATAGTTACTTATTCTGCTAGAAGAGATCACACCGATGGTACTAATGTTAATGTTCGAACAGGAACGTTAACTATTACCCAATACCTAACTCGTAATAACTATATCGATAATTACTCCGAAATTGGTAATGTAGGTATGGCATTTGCAGTTACACAAGTCAATAATGTTTGTGTGGTATCGGTTACTACTTCTAATATTGCGGCAAATAATTATTGCAATTTAACTTACACAATCAACTCAATCGAAATTTAATTAAACATGTGGAATCTACTACCGCATGAACGGTTACGTTCATGGCAAGAGTTTCGAAGTCGCATCTTTGAATTACCTATCGAAGAAGCCGTCAAAGAAACTCAGCATCTTTGGTCTTATGCACCTTTTGTCAAAAATTATTTACACTATGATTTGGTAGACGAGTTTCCCGGGCCATGGGAATTAGTATACGATAATTACTATTGCGATCTTGCAAAAGCCTTAGGAATCATGTATACTTTATATCTTAGTAAGAAACCTGAAATCGAAATAAGAGTATATATTGATCCAGTAACCATGGAACAATATAATTTAGTTTATATCGACAAAGGAAAATATGTGCTTAATTACATACATGACGAAGTTGTAAATAGTACACAAGTTAATAATAATTTAAAGTTAAAAACAATCATTACTAGCGTAGAGCTAGGGTTAGAACAATTAGTTTAATAAGAGAAATCAATGACACAAATTCAAGTAACAAAAAGAGACGGCAGCAAAGAACCACTAGATTTAGAAAAATTACACAAAGTGGTATTTTGGGCTACTAAAGATATAACCGGGGTTAGTGCCAGTGAAGTTGAAATAAAAAGCCATATTCAATTTTATAACGGTATTAAAACTTCAGATATTCAGGAAACACTTATTAAAAGTGCCGCTGATCTGATCAGCGAAGAAACACCCAACTATCAGTATGTTGCTGGTAGGTTAATCAATTATCATTTACGCAAAGAAGTGTACGGTCAATCTGAACCTTTGCCACTATTTCAAATTGTAAAGAAAAATGCCGCATCTAATTTTTATGATAAAGGCTTACTAGATGCTTATTCAGAAAACGAATGGAATGAACTAGATCGTGCGATAGATCACAATCGTGATGAGAACTTCACTTATGTCGCAATGGAACAATTCCGCGGCAAATATCTAGTACAAAATCGTGTAACTGGAGAAATATTTGAAACACCTCAAGTTGCATATATGCTTATTGCGGCAACATTGTTTCAAAGTTATCCAAAAGAATCTCGACTACATTGGGTAAAAGACTATTATAATGCAGTTAGCACTCACGATATCAGTTTACCTACACCTGTTATGGCAGGCGTCCGTACTCCACAAAAACAATTTAGTAGTTGTGTCTTAATTGAAACAGATGATAGTCTGGATAGTATTAATGCTACTGCAAGTAGTATTGTGCGATATGTAAGTCAGAAAGCAGGTATTGGTATTGGTGCAGGACGTATTCGTGCGCTAGGTTCGCCTATTCGCAATGGCGATGCTTATCACACTGGAGTTATTCCTTTCTATAAATTATTCCAGGCAGCAACACGTAGTTGTAGCCAAGGTGGTGTACGTAACGGTGCGGCTACATTGTACTATCCTATTTGGCACTTGGAAGTTGAAGACTTGCTAGTGTTGAAGAACAACAAGGGTACGGAAGACAATCGTGTTCGTCACATGGACTATGGCGTACAATTTAACAAACTAATGTATGAGCGTTTGATTACAGGCGGCGACATTACACTGTTCAGCCCACACGATGTTCCTGAGATGTACGAAGCATTCTTTAACGATCAAGAACGATTTAAAGAACTCTACGAACGTGCAGAACGTAACACACGACTACGCAAAAAAACTTACCCAGCAGTTGAACTTTTTACTAAGTTTATGCAAGAGCGCAAAGATACCGGTCGCATTTATTTGCAAAACGTAGATCATGCAAATACGCACAGTCCTTTCCAAGAAGATAAAGCTCCTATTAAAATGAGTAACTTGTGTTGTGAAATTGACTTGCCTACAACACCGTTGACTGATATTAATGACGAACTAGGCAGAATCGCTCTTTGTACACTGAGTGCAGTTAATTGGGGGAATGTTAGACAACCGAGCGATTTTGAAAAAATTTGTACATTGGCTGTCCGCGGCTTGGATGCGCTTTTAAGTTATCAAAATTATCCTGTACGTGCGGCAGAATTGGCGACAGAAGATTTCCGCCCATTGGGAATTGGTATTATTAATTTTGCTTATTTCCTTGCTAAACATGATGTTAGTTACAGTAATCCGAAAGCGTTGGAGTTAGTTGATGAATATGCAGAAGCATGGAGTTATTACTTGCTTAAAGCCAGTGTAGATTTAGCTAAAGAGTTTGGTCCTTGCGGACGATGGAAAGATCTTAAGAGTGCAAAAGGTCAATTACCTATTGACACTCGTAAACGGGATATTGACGAATTAGTTGAATACAAAGAACGTATGCCATGGACAGAACTACGCCGTGAAGCACAACAATATGGACAGCGCAATGCTACACTAATGGCACTGATGCCTGCCGAGACGTCTGCGCAGATTTCAAACAGTACGAACGGTATTGAACCTCCACGTAGCTTTGTTAGTGTTAAGCAAAGCAAGCATGGCGTACTCAGGCAAGTAGTACCCGAATATCGACGTCTAAAGAACAAATATGAACTACTTTGGGACCAAAAATCGCCCGAAGGATACTTAAAAATATGCGCAGTGTTACAGAAGTATATTGACCAAGGTATCAGTGTTAACACCAGTTATAACCCACACTATTTCGATGACGAAAAGATTCCGATGAGCGAAATGTTGAAACATCTGTTGATGTGTTATAAGTATGGTACTAAGCAGTTATATTATTTCAACACCATGGACGGCCAAGGTGAGATTGACATCGATAAACTAGCACAACAACAAAATCAACCAGTCGAACTTCTTGAAAATCAAGAAGATTGTGACAGTTGCGTAATTTAAGCAGGAGCAAATAAATGAGTGTTTTTAAAGTTAATGAGAAGAATAGCCTTTCGCGTACAATGTTTTTTGATGGCGGTGTTGACATTGCACGTTATGATACATTAAAGTATCGTCAATTTGAAAAATTGACAGACAAACAATTGGGCTTCTTTTGGCGTCCAGAAGAAGTTGATGTGTTGCGAGATTCTAAAGACTTTAAAGAGCTAACACCATTTGAACAGCATATCTTTACTAGCAATTTAAAACGTCAAATTCTATTAGACAGTGTGCAAGGTCGTAGCCCTAATATGGCATTCTTATCTAGTGTAAGTCTGCCAGAGTTGGAAACATGGATTCAAACTTGGGCGTTTAACGAAACAATTCACAGTCGCAGTTACACTCATATTATTCGCAATGTTTATAGTAACCCTAGTGTTGTATTTGATGAATTATTGACTATTCCTGAGATTGTAGACTGTGCTAAAGATATTAGCAAATACTACGATGACTTCATTGACGCTAGTACTGCCTATCAATTTTTAGGATTAGGCAAGCATGAAGTTGATGGCAAGGAAGTTGTCGTCGACATGTACGAGTTGAAGAAAAAATTATGGTTATGTTTAAATAGCGTAAATGCACTTGAGGGCATTCGTTTCTATGTAAGTTTTGCGTGTAGTTGGGCATTCGCAGAACTAAAGAAAATGGAAGGTAATGCTAAAATTATCAAACTAATTGCCAGAGACGAAAATATACATTTAGGTTCTACGCAAACCCTACTGAAATTGCTACCAACAGACGACAAAGATTTTGCTAAAATCAAGTCGGAAACTTTGGCAGAATGTGAACAAATGTTCTTAAGTGCCGCTGACCAAGAAAAGGCATGGGCCGAGTATCTATTTAAAGACGGCTCGATGATTGGCTTAAACGCAAAACTGTTGTGCGACTATGTTGATTGGCTGACTTGTAAGCGAATGACTGCTGTAGGATTGAACTGCGGCATTAAAACAGGTAGTAACCCGTTACCCTGGACAACAAAATGGATTGCCGGCGCAGAAGTACAAGTTGCTCCACAGGAAACAGAAATTTCAAGTTATGTTATCGGCGGTACTAAACAAGACGTCGATTCGGATACATTCAAGGGATTTAGTTTGTGAAGGTTGCCCGGGCTCTATTTGTTGGATCCTACAGAATATCGCATGCTTGTTTAAGTTTAAAGTTTGATCATCATATTAAAAATATAGATCAAACTTATATCTTTACCAATGTACCTTTTGTACAACTTAATCAAGCATTTATAAATCACGGGATCGAAACCAGTAAATTTATCTTTGTTGAAGATGAAGAAATGGATAGTCGCTGGCCGACTATGCGCAAATGGTTTTTTGATAACGACCATCGAGGCAGTTGGCTTTATCAACAAGCACTTAAATTAGCCAGTGTCGAATATTGTGATGCAGACGTAACGCTAATTCAGGACCCGGATACTTTTTGTATTAAACCTTACTCTTGTTTAACCGATGACGGCAAGCCGATATTGTTTATATTGCCCAATGAAACACACAGTCCAGGGTATTATCGTGCGTTAAACAGTTTAGGTATTAAAAGACAAACGCCGCATTGTTTTGTGTCAGAGTTTATGCCGATGTTTAAAGAAGATTGGTTGGCAGCGAAACACGAATTAGAAACAAGAAATAATTGTGACGCATTTGATGCGATAATAAACAGCGTACCTTTTGAAGATGGTTTAAAATGGTTCAGTGAATACGAGTTCATTGGTAACTGGACTATGACCAGACGTGAAGTAGAGATGGTCGAGCAAAAACGTTTTCAATATAAAACATTAGATGAACTAGATAATTTAACTTTAGACTATAATTGCGCATGTGACGCTATTCCTAAATTAGCAGATAGTTTAATATTTGATTGGCCAACACATACAACTATAGACTTTGACAGGATATATGATAAGGTAAAGAAGTTTCGATGATTAAAGTATACGTTCCCCCGATGGAAACTGATATTTTCAGAGAATGGTTTAACAACACTATAGACTTTGTTCCTTGCTATGAAATAGATCAGGTTTTTGAACAAGATTTAAAAATTGCTTGCTTGCCTGTTTATTTTGATAAGCCAGATTCCGGGTGCTATGTTAACGACGTATATAATCGATTTGATTT